GTTAAAAGAACAATTAATGGTGTAACAAAAAGATATATAGAATATTTACATAATTTAGATTTTGATGAAACAGATGATACCTCATTTAATTTTTTAGATTCACAATTAGAATATGATGGTTCACCTGTTACAACACTTTCTGGTTTATCACACCTTGAAGGTCAAACTGTTTCGATCTTAGCAGATGGTGCAACACATCCAGATAAAGTAGTATCAAGTGGTGAGATCACTTTAAATAGATCAGCAAGTAAAGTTAAAGTAGGATTAGGATTTACATCTTTATTACAAACAATGAGACTAGATGCTGGTTCACAGAATGGCACATCTCAAAGTAAAACTAAAAGAATATATGAAATTACTGCTAGACTTTATGAAAGTATTGGTGTGGAGATTGGTCCAGATCTTAATAACATGGAACGAATACCTTTTAGATCTTCAGCTAACGCAATGGATAGTGGTATTAATGTATTTACAGGAGATAAAGAAATAGAATTTAGAGGAAACTATGAAACAGATGGTTTTATATTTGTAAGACAAACACAACCTTTGCCTTTGACGATATTGTCATTATATCCTAAACTTCAAACAAACGATGGATAGAATAATCAATATTGTAAAGTACAAAGGTGAACATGGTCAATACATTATGAAACAACAAATGAATCATAGTTTAATGGATAAAGATATGGAGTTTGAAGGCAACGCAATGAACTTAGAACAAGAAAATTTAGCATTTACAGGTATGATTGATGGTAAACCTATTTTTGCTGCAGGCATGAAAATTATTTGGAATGGTGTTGCAGAAGGTTGGGTACTAGCTACTAAAGATGCTTTAGATCATCCTATAGCTGTTGCGAAAGCAATAAAGAAAGATTTTGCAAGGATTGCTAAAGAAAATAATATCAATCGAGTTCAAACTGCTGTAAGAGCAAACTATACAACTGGTTTAAAATTTGCTAAATGGTTAGGATTAGAGGAAGAAGGTTTAATGAAAAAATTTGGTTTTGATGGTTCTGATCAATATATGTATGCGAGGTTATTCTAATGGGATGGCAAGCAGCAGTAGTTGGTGCAATAGGCGCAGCAACATATAAACAACAAGGTAAAATTGGAAAGTTTAATGAAGCCGTAGGCAATCGTAATGCACAAGTTCTTGAAGCAGAAGCAGAACAAATAGAAAAAAAAACAGAATTTGATATTGCTAGATTTGATGAGTCTTATCAAAAATTAGTAGGTCAAGCAGAAGTAGCTTTTGCAAAATCTGGTGTAGTTTCTGGAACAGGCACAGCATATAGAATAGCTGCAGCAAATGCTAGAGAGAAATATATGCAAGAAAATATCATGAGATATAATTCTAAAGTTGCTCAATCTAAAAAAATTGAACAAGCAAACTTTGCAAGAATAAATGCTCAAATGGCTAGAGAGCAAGCTAGAATGGCGCAATATCAAACTATTGCATCTACCACAACAAGTTTACTTAATATGAGTAATTTTGGTGGTGGTCAATCATATAACAAAACATATACTGGCTTTGGTCAAAGTGGTTATGGTAGAGATCCAGGAGATATAATGTAATGCCAAAAATACCTACATTTAGAACTGAAGCAACAATAACAGGTGAAGTTGGATCTGTACAATCTAATACTCAAATGAGTTTAAATCAAACTATTGGAAATGTTTTAGCACCTGTAACAAAAGAAATAGTACAACATAGAGTTAAACAAAAAGATTTTGAAAATAAAACAGAAGCATTAAGATTAGAAAATGATTTTGTTAGAGATATGCAATCAGTTTATGATCAAGCAGGTAATTTAGAAAATCAAGATCAAGCACAAAATTTAGTTAAGACTCAATCAAATATTTTAATGAAAAAATATTCTGGTCTTGCAAGTAATAGAGGAACTCAAGATTTATTTAATCAATATGCTTTGTCTGAAGTACAGAAAGGAATATTTAGAACAACTACTGCAGTTGAAAAAAATACCTTAATTGCGTTAGATACTTTGGTTAATGAAAAAAAACAAAAGTTAATGATAACTGCCATAGATACTGATGAAGGATTTGACTATGCAGTTTTAGGTAGAGATTTAGAAGATTTATATACAACAAATTATAAAGGTAAAGTTTCAGATGCTATTCTTGGTAGATTAATCGCAGGAATACCTAATGAAATAAAATTTTTAGAAGCAGAAAAAATGATCTCTAACAATCCTAGAGAAGCATTAGCGATGTTAATGGATGAAAAAGATTTTGTAGGATTAAATTATGATTCAAGAATGAAACTTATAGAAAAAGCTAAAATAACTATAGCACCTATGATTAAAATTGAATACGAAGATCATCTTGCTAAAATTGCAGTAGGTAAAGAAAGTTCTTTTGATATGAATACTGCTTCATTAGTTCTTCCTACAAAAACAGTTAATGCAATGATTGCAGAAGAAACTTTAAATAAAGATCGTGCAGTAAATAATAATGTTCTTTTAAACACTCCTTTATCTATGACAGATGATGTTGCAGATGATTTTATAAAAGAAGGTTATGAACTACATGGAGAAATAAAGGGTCAAGAAAATGAACAATACATTAAAGATTTAGTTAAAAATAAAAAGAAAGCTCTTAATAGTGATCCTGTTGGTTTTATAAAAACATTTGATGAAGAAGTAGAACTTGCTTATCAAGAACTAGAAGCAGAGACAGATCCTAATCTTATTAAAAGTAAAAAAACTGCATTAATAGAAATTCTTAAAGAAAAACAAAGATCATTAGAAATACCAGAAACTTCTATTAGAGTTGCAACTAATGAAGAAATTAATAAAATAAAAACAACACTTACAGATCCAGAAACTTCAGCTCAAGATAAAATTAATTTTATGATGTTTACACAAGATATGTATGGCAATGAAAATATGGGTAAAGTTTTAAATCAATTAACAGACGTTAAACTTCCATTAGATTACATAACTGCTTTAAGCACAAATAGTGTTTCATTAAAAAAATCTATTTTATCTGCAAACACTCAAGATCTAAAAGCATTAGAAAATTTAGTAAAAGAAGGATTACCAGAAGGTGAAAAATTTAATTCTATAAAACAAAAAATTGTAAAAGAAATGGAAGGTTATGAAAATGTTATTGAACGTCAACCAGAAGGATCAGTAAATAGAACTGAATTTTTACAAACGATGCGAGACACTATTTATAAAGCAGCATTAGAAAGAATCAAATATGAAAAAATGAGTATAGGTGATGCAGTTAAATCTGCTTCAAAAGATTTTTTAAACGATTATAGAATACCTGCATCTGAAACTTATATGATACCAGTAGATGTTAATGGTAAAAGAACTAATACAATTTTATTAGAACAAAAAATGGAAGCAGTATTATTAAACATAGAAAATACTGATTACATAGATAAAGTTATGGGTGAAGATGGTTATATGCATTTTGCTAAATTTGCAGGAATAGACAACTTAACTGAAGAACAGGTAAGAGATAGAGTTTTATCAACTATAAAAAATAATAGTATTGTTTTAAATAATAGTGACATGACAGGTGCTATTGTTTACGCAGAGTTTGCAAATGGAACATATCCTATTGTAAATGCAAATGGTGATAAAGTAGAAATTTTCTTTACACCTACTGAAAATAATAAAGGTATTATGAGTACAGAATTAAAATATCCAGTAACAGGAGAAGATATAATTTTAGTAGATGAGAGTGATGGTTTAGGTTATTTAGATATTGAATTACCTTCAGATGAAAATCAAAACATAGGTGGAGAAAGTATTACATTAGGAAGTGCAGTTGATACTGTTGGTAGTTTATTTGTATCAAAAGCAGAAGCATCTGAAGTTAATATTACTGTTGGAAAAAGAATTGTATTAGGTGATAATATTACTAACGAAGAATCTCAAAGTAATTTACAAAAATTTATTAGTGCTGTTCATGATATAGAAAGTGGTAAAGGAAAAAATTTATACAATCAATCTTCTACTGCTGCAGGAGATTTTCAGTTTAAAATGCTAACAGGTGATGGTGATAAAGACGGTTCTGCTTTTCAAACAGGATTACAAAGAGTTATAAATTTATATGAAGCTAAAAATCAAGCTGTTCCTAGTTGGGTTAAATCTGCTAAAGAACATAATGATCCTAGAAAATTAACTTACGAACAACAAGAAGAATTATTTTTAATTAACTTACAACAACAAAAAGGAACTGATGCTTTAATAAAAGCAATGTTAGATGGTAATATGGAGAAAGCAATGGAATTGTATGCAAAATATCATCACACAAATGTTAAAGTTTTGAATGACAAAGTTATAAAGAAAAAATTTAAAAAAGCATACAAAGACTAATACTATGATAAATTTTGGATTAGGTGGTTTTGAAACATCCGAACAAGAAATAGGTTCTTTATACAATCAAACTAAAAGTGGTTTTTGGGAAACTGCAGGCGCAACATTTATGAATGCCTGGAACTACAATCCTACATCTTCTGTATTTAGATCTATAGAACAAACTCAAGCATATCAATCAAGTAGTGAATATTTAGATAGAGATGAATTAAACAAACAATATGGAGATCTTGGTTTAGTTTTTGAAAAAGATACTAGAGCAGGTTTGGTTGACTATTTAGTTGAAAGAAAAAAATTAGAAAACGAAAGAGCAGAAATTATTTCTAGAGGTCCAGATAGTAAACTTGCTAAAAGTTTTTTCTTTTTAGAATCTCTTGGTACAAGTTTTTTAGATCCAATAAATTTTGCAGCATCATTTGTTCCAATTGTTCGTGAAACAAGATTTGCAAATATGGTAGCAAGATCTGGTAAAAATGTTGCTAGAATGAAAAAAGGTTTTATTGAAGGTTTTGTTGGTAATACTGCAGTTGAACCTCTTGTTTATGGTGTAGCAAAATCAGAGCAAGCTAATTATGATGTATATGATTCTTTTGCAAACATAGCAGTAGGTGGATTTATAGGTTCTGCAGCTCATGTTGGTTTTGGAAGAATAGGTGATTTTATTGCAGAAAAAAGAGGTAAGCCAAATATCTATCAAAAACTTGCTGCTATCTCTCCAGAAAATCAACAAGCATTATTAAGATATTCTGTTGGTAAAGTTTTAAAAGGAGAGAAAGTAGATACTGGAAATGTTATAGTTGAAAAAACTAGAATAGGTGATGAAAGATTAAATAAATTAGAACAACAAATTGTAGAGTATAAAAGTTTGTATAAAAATTCTTTAGATAATAATGACAGAAAGTCTGCAAAAGTTTACTTGCAGAACTTGCGAAACCTACAAAAAACAGAAAGAGATTTAATCGAAGCTAAAAGAAAAGCAAACGATGAAGCCAAACTAAAAGAACAAAAAGAAGGTATTAATGCTAACAATAAAAAACCAACTACTGAAGTAGAGTTGACAAGAAGAGAAAAAGTAACTTCCGAAATAGAAACAGAAGCAGAAAATCTTAATGCATCAACTAAAGTTAGGCAAAAACAATTAGATATTAAAGATGAAGATATTGCTCCAATATCTGAAAACAAAGCTGAAATAGAAAAAATAGATAACAATATAAAAAATAAAACTAAGATAAGAGAAGCTATAGAAGCAGGAACTTATTGTACTAAGAGGAACAGTTAATGGCAGATATAAAAAGAATATCTAAATGTTTTCAAGAAGTTAAAAGATTAACTGGTGATCTTATATCTGATGAACAAATTAATGAAATTTTAGATGAAGCTAAAATAAAAATTAATGAAAGTAAGTTTGAAAAAGCACAAATAAAAACAGACGAAATTTTAGCAAAAGAAATTATAGATAAATTTGAATACGAACAAGCATTAAAAAAAAGAAACTTAGCCGACAACAATATGAAGGCTATAGATATTTATCAAAAAATAATAGATGCCGTAGATTTATCTGCTGCGTCTGGAGTTAAGTTTAGATTAACACCAGAAGAAGGTGTTTTATCAATATTAGTTGGTGGTCAAAAATTTTCTAAAATTGCTAGAGATTCTATTGGATCAAGACAAACTGCTTCAGAAGAAATGTATATAACTAAATTTTTTAAATTAATTAATGATATATCACCTACTGCCTGGGATGCTTTTAGTTCTGGTAAAATGGATTTAGAAATAATGGATGAAATAAAAGGTTTAATTTCTGGTAATGCAGAAGCTGCACAAATTGCAAAAGTTTTAGTTAGAATACAATCAGATTTAAGAACTCAATTAAATGACTTAGGAGCAAACATAGGTGAGATAGATGATTGGATTACAAGAATGTCTCACGATACAGAAAAAATGGCTAGAGCTGCAAATGGTTCTAAAATTATTGGAGATCATAGAGTTGCGTGGAGAGAATATGTAAAACCAAGATTAGATTTAAAAAGAACTTTTCCAAATGTAAATGATCCTAAAGAAATAGATAAAATATTAGATAGTGTTTTTGATAGTTTAATGTCTGGTGATCACACAAAACATGATGGTGCAGGAAGTGTTTTTGGTACAAAAAATGTAACTAATAGATTAAACGCATCAAGAGTTTTACATTTTAAAAACTCTGCTAGTAGACAAGAATATAGTGTTAAGTTTGGACAACCTTCCTTAAAAGAAAATGTATTAGGTGTTATCACGACTAGCACAAGAAACATTGCATTAATGCAAACACTTGGAACTAATCCTAAAGATACTTTAGAAAAAATTTTAGCTTTGTTAAGAAAAAAATACAAAAGTGAAGATCCTAAACAAATTAATAAATTAAATTTTAAAAATTTTGAAAATGAATTTAAAGAAATAGATGGAAGTATTAATGGTATATCAAATGATGTTTTAGCAAAAGTAGGTATGGTTGTTAGATCAACAGGAGCAATGGCAAGACTAGGTATGACACCTATTACTTCTTTTGGTGACTTACCTCAATACATGGGTAGTACAAACTTTCAAGGTAGAGGATTATTAACTGGTTTATTTGAAGCATTAACAGGATTATTTAATGCAAACGATAAAGCTGCAATGGAAGTATTACAAGTAGTAAGTAACTCTTATTCTGCTACTGCTTATAGAGGTAATGTCTATGCTGCAGGTAATGATAGTTGGGGTAAAATGGGTGAACTACAAAATACATTTTTTAAATGGAACTCATTAAATGGTTGGGTGTCAAGATTAAAAAGTTCAATGATATTAGGATTATCTAGACATTATGGAATGCAGACTAGCACAAAATTTTCAGATCTAGATTTAAGAGAAAGAAATTTTTTAACTTTATATGGTATTGATGAAGGTAAGTGGGATATGCTTCGTTCAATTGAAACTTTAGCATCTGACAATAAAAGATATTTAACTGCAGAAGGTGTTGATGAAATAGCAGATGAAGTTATTATTAATTATGTTGGTAGAAAATTATCTCAAAGAGAAATAAGAAATTTTAAAAAAGATTTAGAGTTAACCTGGAGAAATGTTTTAGTAGATCAAGGTATGCATGGATCTCCAGAACCAGATGCTGCAACTAGAGCAATTATGAACCAGGGTCTAGAAAAAGGTACTCCAATGGGAGAGACTATTAGATTTATTATGCAGTTTAAAGGATTCCCTATTAGTATGTGGAAAAAAATTATTGGTAGAGAATTATATTCTTATGGAGCAGACGAAGGTAGTTTGCCAATGTTAAAAGGTTTAACAAGTCTTGTAATTATGGGTACTATTTTTGGATATATAGCAATGACAACTAAAGATATGATTAGAGGTAGATCACCTAGAGATCCTAAGAAAAAAGGTGTTATTTTACAATCCTTTGCTCAAGGTGGTGGTGGTGGTATTTATGGTGATTTCTTAATTAGTGAAATACAAAATGAATATGGAAATGGTATATTTGAAACTGCTCTTGGACCAACTGCAGGAGATATAAAAAAATTCTTTGATATGGTTCAAGCTATGAATGAACCTAAAAAAGCAGGTAAAAAATTTTACGAATTAGTTGAAGGTCATACACCTTTTTTAAATTTATATTACACTAAAGCAGCATATGATTATTTAATTGGCTACCAAATTAAAGAGTTTTTAGATCCTGGATATTGGGAGAGAATGAAAGCAAATCATAGTGAAAAAAGAGGTCAAACATATTACATGAAACCAGGTTCAATAGTTCCAGAATTTAACCAATAAAGAGTAGAAATAATGATTAAAAAAGAATATAAACAAGAATATTTATTTACAAAACCATCAACATTGTTTAAAGGTTTTTAGCATATGACTATATCATCGACTACAGTAAAAAATTCGTACTCTGGAAATGGTACACTTGATACCTTCAACTATACTTTTAAAATCTTTGCAGACGCAGATATTCAAGTAATTATTAGGGATGCAACAGCAACTGAAACAGTTAAAACTTTAACTACTCACTATACAGTTACAGGTGCAGG